CAGCTGCGGCTTGCTGGATGGGCTCCTTGCCGGTGCCGGACCCCGCAACGCAGAAGGTGAACAGGTTCGTGGTGACACCGTTCAGATCGTCGGTGTAGCGCAGGCCGACGATGTTGCCGATCGATGTCAGGGCGCCAGCGACAGCGAGGTGCTCGCGGGGCCGATAGGACTGGTCTTCGATCCATGCGGCGACCTCGCCCACAAAGCCGGGCGGGCGTTTCAGGTTGACGTTCGTGATGTCGAGCGTGAGCGCGGTGGGCTCGATCGGAAAGTCGATCTCGGTCTCGAACGTCACAGACGCGCGCCACCCGCCCGCTTCGGCATAGTGCGTCAGGGTGCCAAGCGTGACCGGGTTCGTGCTCTTGCCGAAGCTGTGCCAGCGCTTCGATAATGATTCGCGACCGGGATACTTGGCGCCCTTGTTCGACCAATCGTCCCAGACCGCGAAAGCCGTGCCGCCGGAGGCGTGATGCACCGCCATGCCGCAGCGGACCCATGTCTCATGGTCCGAATCAGGCTCGACGTGCGCGAGCATCTCGACGAGATCCGCATGCGACACGTCCATGCTTGTGCCATCGCCGAGCTCGGCCCTGTGACGTTCTGGCTTGGTCAGCAACGCGACCAGCTCGCTCGGTGCGGCATCGATATCGTCCGGCGAGCCATAGGCCACCTCGTACCGAGCGCCTGACGCATGAAGGCTGCCGGGGCCGACAACGAAAGCAGGGCCGCTGCGAAAATCAATTCCCGGATAATCATTATGGTGCGGAACCAAAGCGATGTCGGTTTGGATTGTAAAATAAAGATGTTTGGACCCGCCGCCAGATCCCGTGTTGACAATTAGACCGGCTTTTTCAACCTCTGGGAAATCATATCTCAGGCGCTCAAACGAAGAGACACCGCCGTTTCGCGCATCGACATCAATGACAAGAAGCCCTTTGCAAAGAACGCCATATCCAGTCTCGACCTGTTCGGACAGCTCCATAGTATCAAGCTGCTCATCATCCCAGATAGGTGTGTGAAGCCATCCAGACGTCACTGGGTGTTTTCCAGCCGCTTTGCAATCTTCGTTGCCACAAGCGCATTTGTTCCCACCAACAATTTGGTGCAGCCCAAAAACGCGAAACCCAAGCGCATTAAAGTCCCTGTAAAACATCATGACTGGCCCCCGAACAAGTAGTCCGCCAAGACCTCAAGGGTCTCGATCGCCGGGTTTTTGTTCTTGTCCTGAGCGATGCTGCGAATGGTATTTTCGTGCAGCCCCACATTCTTAGCGACCTTGGCGTAAGACCGATCAGCAAGCGCCAAGACCACCTTTTTTCGGAGGTCTGCGTATTGTTCCTGCAATTTCCTGTCCATATCCGTCTACACCCCGATGTTCTATGCCGACAGTCCGGTGTTGACACTGTTATTATTTTGGGCCTATCGTCAAGCCGTTGAGAAAAGGAGATGCCAATGAGCATTCTTTCAACGGTCGGCAAACCAGCTGACCGAGCTGTCATCGTCACGATCTGTGGCGATTCAGGACTAGGTAAGACCACGCTTGCATGTACTTTCCCGGCGCCGATCGTGATTCGCGCAGAAGATGGTCTGCAGGCAATCCCGCAAGCATTGCGCCCTGACGCTTTCCCGGTTTTGACAGGGCCTGAAGCGCTGTGGGATCAGCTCAAAGCGCTGATGACTGAAGAGCACGAATACAAGACGTTGGTCGTTGATTCGGTCACCGCTCTTGAACGCATGTTCACGCAGTACGTCGTAGACACAGACCCTAAAAAACCCAAGGGGATCCAGCAGGCACTGGGCGGCTACGGCGCAGGCCGTGACGCTGTCGGCGCCATGCATGCTCGTCTGCGCAAGGCAGCGGGCATACTGGCCGAGAAGCGCGGCATGAACACGGTGTTCGTGGCGCACGCTGACACCAGCCGCATCGAGCCACCGGACGATGATGCATACATGCGTTACACGCTGCGTCTGCACGAAAAGAGCATGCCAGCCTACGTCGATGACGTGGACGTGGTGGGCTTCTTGAAGCTTGAGACTTTTACGACCGGCGAGGGCGACCGCAAGAAGGCGATCTCTGACGGGACGCGCGTTCTGATCACGCATGCAACCGCAGCGAACGTGTCAAAGAATCGCTACGGCATCACCGAACCGCTTAACGTCGAGATCGGCGTGAACCCCTTAATTCAGTACATTGGAGCATTGTCGTGAGCTTTTGGGAACTGAGCGAGGGCAGCCTCGAAAATACCGGCACGTTTGAAGCGGGCGGCGGCGACATCCAGCCGATCCCGGCAGACACGTCCTGCCTTGCCACAATCGACGAAGCGAAGTGGGGCAGCGACCGCGAGAACAACAGCTTCATTTCGCTGCGCTGGAGCGTGCTGCAGCCTGCGGAATACAAAAACAGGAAGGTGTTTCAGAAGCTGTGGGTCACTGACGATGACCCGCGTGCGAAGGACGCCGCAAAGAAGCGCGACAAGGCCAAGCAAATGTTGGCGGCGATCGATGTCAACGCCGGTGGCAAGCTGATGGCAAAGGCTGAGGCGCCGACGGATGAGAGCCTTGGCGCATGCCTGACGAACAAGCCGATGGTCATCAAAGTCATGCAGTGGAAGATTAAGGACGAGTCCACCGGCGAAACCAAGACCGGCAACTGGATCGGTATGGTGTCAGCCCGCAAGGGCAGCTCGTCTGTCGCGGAAGTGGTCAAGAAGATCTTCGTAAAAGACGATGACATCCCGTTCTAACCAATAAACCGGAGGGGCGTCCGCGCCCCTCCACCTACCACCACGGGGAGCACGAAAATGTTGGACGAACTGGCAATCGCACAAAAACGCATCGCAGACCTTGAGGCCTTCATCGACAAATCCATCACCACGAAACGCCTGCGCGACGAGTTCGCCATGGCTGCCATACCAGTAGTAATGAATGATGGTTGGGAGGAAGATGATACTGCGGCAAGGTATTGCTACGCAATAGCCGACGCATTTATTGCAGAACGGGAGAAAAAGAAATGACTGCTATTGGCTTCTTTCTGATCATCGCGGCGATGGTCGTTCTGCACTACGACAAGCCCCTAAACGCGCAAGAACGCATCAGCGACGTGCTGATATATGCCGGGACAGCGTTTGGCGCGGCTGGCGTGTTTATCTGGCTCTGGAGGGTCATGCCGTGAGCGAACAGCGCAGCCCGGCATGGTTCGCTGCGCGCAATGGGCGCGTGACAGGCTCAACCGTTGGAGCAATCCTCGGCCTGTCACCGTTCATGTCGCCCGACGATGTGATGCGCCGCATGGTGCGTGATGCACATGGTGCGGAATCCGAATTCCAAGGCAACGCGGCCACGCAGTGGGGCGTGATGAACGAGCCCGGCGCCTGCGTTGAATATGAAATGGAAACTGGCAACAAGGTCGAGCTGTGCGGTTTCTACGTCTATGAAGATTGGCTCGGCGCGTCACCTGACGGGCTGCTCGGCACTGCTGGGCTTGTAGAGTTCAAGTGCCCCTACAGCCTGCGCAAGGGCGAGGGCTCGTTCAAGACCGCGCAGGAGCAGCAGCATTATTATGCGCAGATGCAGATCCAGCTTTTCGTGACCGATCGCGATTATTGCGATTTCTTCCAATGGGCTCCGGGGCGCACGACGCTTGAAACGGTGTCGCGTGATGACGCCTTCATCGCTGACATGGTGCCGCGCCTGCGGGCGTTCTATGAGGGGTATCTCGAAGAGGTTAAGCACCCCGATCGGCACCTCGCGCCCAAGCGGGTCGGGTTCAGCGCGCCGCAGATCCTCGCCGAATACGATGACACGGTCGATGCCATCAAGCTCTACGAAGAGCGGAAAAAAGAGCTGCTCGACAAGCTTGTTGCGATCTCTGGCGGCAGGGACGCGGCGTTCGGCGATCGAAAGCTGACGCACATTCAGAAAGCGGGATCGGTATCTTATGCGAAGGCCATCAAGGAGCACCTGCCAGAGCTGGATCTCGAGCCCTATCGCGGCGCCTCAACGGAGTATTGGAGCTTGAGCAGTGGGAAAAAGAAATGAGCACAAAATTATTGGTAAGTTTTTCTGGCGGTGAAACGTCTGCTTGCATGACCAAGTGGATTCTGGACAATTGGCGGTCTCGCTATGACGAGATCATGATTGTTTTCGCTAACACGGGGGAAGAGAACGAACAGACATTGGAGTTTGTGAAGCGGTGCGACGATCATTTTGGGTTCAATACGGTCTGGATTGAGGCAGTGCAGTTTCCCGGCAAGCGCCGGGGGCCAAGCTTTCGCGTTGTCAATTTTGAAACGGCGGCGCGAGATGGCTCGCCGTTTGAAGCAGCCATCAAAAAATACGGAATACCAAACCAAAAATTCAAAGACTGCACGCGCAACTTGAAGCAAA